CGAACATGGAACCGGCTTTCGCACCGTTCATTGCAGAACTTACAGTGTCCATAGCCACACTGAAGCCTTCGGCTATCCCGCCGAATACACCACCGAACGAATCTCCGAGCTTCGAAAACGTATCAGAGAGGAACTGTCCGGTCTGCATAATTTCACTCATGCCCTCTTCTATTTCTGCCAAACCTTCTTTTAACTTCCTGGCATCACTTTCAGAGGTAAAGACTTTTTTTAGGCCATTTGAAACTTTATTAAAAGAGGTTTCCATTTGGTCGGCTTCACGACGAACATTGGCTATTTCATCCTTAATGGCCTTCAACTGATCCGGTGACTTGCGAAGCACATCAAACTGCTCTTTGGTTATACCGAATGAATTATCAGATGAATATTCCCCTTTTTCAAGAAAAGACAAGAATTTTTCCGCTTCATCCGCAATGGCACGAATAGAAGTGATGTTCTTTTTACTCATATCATCAAACAGCCGGGTGATAATGGAGGTACTCTTTTGGGCTTCATTATCCACGTCTGCCAGTTCCTTTTTCATACCTTCTGCAAGGGAAAGCCGTTCCCATTTCGTTGTAGCCTTTGCTATTTTCTCATTATAAATAGCCGTGATAGCCTGACGCTTTTTCTGATACGAGCCGTATTCTTTCAGGTATTCGTTCATGGCGCGTTCTTCTGCTTCAATCTGCTCATGGATAACATTAGATGTCGCATTTCCTAATTTGGCCCCAGCATTGACTTTTGCCATTCGGATCTCAATCGTCTGCTCTTTAGTCAACTTTCCGCCTTGTGCCTCTCTCCATTCTTTTTCTCTTGCACGGATAGTATCCAACTCCCTGTCATAATCAAGATTCAACTGGGCGATCTTTTTGTCGGAACCTTCTTTCATCAGGTCAATTTCGGATTGCTGGTTTTGACGACGAAGGGATAAAAGTTCCTTTTGAAGTTTTTTCTGTTTCTCAAGTTCTTTCTGATCTACAGGTTTTGCAAACTTCGTCTCTTCTTGTTCTGATTGGCTATTTACCAAAGCCTCTGCTTTTGTACGATCTTTTAATCCTCGTACAACAATCTCTACTGCTTTCTCATGTTCTATCTTTAGCTGCTCATTCCGTTTTCGCAATTTATCTATCATAAGTGCAGAAGCAAATGATGTTGCACCAATTTGCAACTTCTCAAGTTCTGCAATTTGTTTATTATTTTTCTCAATCTCTTCTTCAATGGAATTCACAGTTGCACGTTGTTGTGCCATAGTACGATCATCTATTGACTTGGACAACATCTTGTTGACTTCAACCATATCCATTAAAAGGAATTTCTGTAGAGAAAGATTCTTCAATTCATTCGGATAAAGCTCTTGTAACTTTTTATAAGCTTCAACCTTTTGCAAAGTGGACTTATTTTCATCTTGCAACACACCCAACATTTCTTCCGTCTGACTTCTCATTCCGTCAGACCATTCTCTCATTTCTGCGACTCTCTTATTATGAGCAGCCAATGCCTTTTCTGAAGCTGTAGCCTGTGTCGCAAGTTTGAATATTGCATATCCCAATGCGGTAACACCTGCCACAGCTAATACATATGGATTTGCAAGAGCTGCCTTTCCTGCCGCCAACATAGCAACAGCCTGTTTTCTTAAAGCACCGGTAAGTAATGCTGTAGCTGTCGTATGTTGAATTGTCGCTAACCGGCTTAGAGCAGATGATTTTACATACGAATGTTGAGCTACCTGAACTAATAGAATAGCTGTTTTATATGAAAGAAAAGCTCCAGCTGCATTCTTTACCAACGATTCAAGGTTTGATATTGTACCTTCTATATCGTTATTCTCAAATGCTTCATTAAAAGCCTTGGCAATATCGGAGACTTCTTTCAGAATCTTCTCTCCCAAAGGACGCAAATAGGCCTGTACATTATTAGCCAACAATGTAAGCTGATTGTCTGCAGCATCTTTCATCTTCTCAAACGCGGCTTCCGTAGCTCCTAAAGAGCTCTGTAACTCTCCGAGATCACTCGCTGCCGACTTAGCATTCTTTCCGGTCAAAGCCAATGTTGCAGCCAATCCTTCATCCGTACCGAGCATTTCCTTCATCTTAGAAGCAGAACCGCCAGCCTTCTCATTAATCAACTGCAATGCTTCCTGGAAAGTACGCCCTTGAAAAGCGGCATCCCCAAGTTCCCCGGCAGTACCCTGGATAGCAGCCCGGATTTGGGTCATTGCCTGCGCTGTCGGCGTACCCTGTTTGGTCAATGAAGCGACTGCACCCAACACCTGATCAATACTGATCCCATATGCGGCCGCAATAGGCGCAACCTGGGCTATGGAGGCTCCTAATTCGCCAAATGTAGTCTTACCCAATCGGACAGTTGTAAAAAGCTGATCTGAGACTGTACCAGCCTCCTCTGCTGACATCTTATAAGCATTCAGGATCGTTGTAACAGCATCGGCTGCCGTCTCGGTTTCTGTAAGCCCTCCCACGGCTGCTTTAGCCGAAACTTCTAAAATCTTCATACCATCTGCCCCATCATGACCGGCAGAAACGATACTATAAAGTGCTTTAGCGGCCTCCGGAGCCTTGATCGGTATCTCTTGGGTTATAGACATAACCTGATTCATAAAACCGGTCATATCATCCGTCACCTGTGTGGAAATGGTCGCCACTTCCAGCATGTTCTTCCGGAACTCTTTTTCAAAGTCGTATGAGCTTTTTGCAGCTTGTGCAAAAGCAGTTGCCACACTGATACCAATACCACTGAATATATCAAAAGAGGTCACCTCGCTTGCCAGAGTCTTGATAATTCCCATAGCCTCGCGTTTCCCTTCGTATAAACCGGAGTTGTCGATACCAGTAGCCATAAATAAGGCTCCATCCCTATTTTTGATTCCCATAATCCGTTTATGGTAAAATATAAACTAAAAGCATTTGTATTCAGGAATCTTTTGTATATTTGCTGTATGAGTCCAACGGTTTTTTATAAAAATGGAATGCGTTTCTTTTTCTTCTCTTTAGAAGAAAACAGAATGCATATACATATCAGACAGGCAGAAAAAAAGGCTAAAATTTGGATAGAACCTTCTATTTCTTTGGCTGAGAATAAAGGTTTTTCTTCAACTGAAATTTCAAACATACTAAAGGAGGTACAAAAACATGAGCGCATTATTAGAGAAAAATGGAACAACCACCGCGGAAGTAACAATGATTAATGCACGCGGTATCCTCCTTTTCGTAGGAGGAAAGGAATATTATCTATCGTATGACAGATATCCTTGGTTTAGAAATGCAAAAGTTTCGGATGTATTGGATGTAACCATGCCGGATGAAGAATCGTTGCGTTGGGATGCAATCGATGTGGATCTTGAGATCGACAGCATAATTCATCCGGAACGTTACCCGATATCTTTTTAACGAACAAAGCCCTGCTAACTTCACAGTCCGCAGGGCTTTTTTACTACCAAACAAATCAAAATTTATCACTATGACAAAAACTTTTCTCTACTCTCAATGTAATATATAATTACATCGATGAAACTTTCTTTACACGTTTCAACTTGCCTGTATCAAAATCTACAATTTCTACCCATTCTTCCTCTTTGGGCTGTGTATCTTCCGAATGAAAATCTTTGGCCTTTCGGTTCATCAAATAACCGCGTTCACGAAGCATGCCGACCAACAAAACAAAGCTGCTATCCAATATTTGTTCATGAGAATAGCCGAAAGCCTCGTTGCAGGTCACTAAGAACATGAAGCTGCTTTGAGGGCCTTCTTCTTCCATGTCTCGCTGTTTTTCTGAAGGGCTATTATCTCCACTTCGCTTAACGGGCTCACAGCTTCCAGCGCTATGATAGTACGAGAAAAAGGGTTGCAACCGATCCGGTATAAGATGGCATTCAGAAGAATGTAAATATCCTCCCATGTACAGTTGTCTTTCAGAACTTCCCGGAACCAGACCGGCATATCACCTTTCTTATTATGAATGCCAAGACATACGATTTCAAAAATAATCTCATCATATTTGGCTATCAGTTCGGCAACTCGGTTGGAAAACCTTTTATCCTTATCAGCAATCAAAATCGCCCTGTCTTCTTTATCAATATAAAGCAATAGGGGCTTTATCCGGAACCAGGTACGGACGGTAATAGGGGTTATAACGATACTATCCCCAACCGACTTTCCTTTTGGTAATGATTCAAGCCGGATAAATTCAAAAGGGAGCGTTACCGATTGGCTGGAGACAGCTTCGCTTTCCAGTTGGAGTATTTGTTTTACACTCATATTTTCGATTAAAATATAAAAGCCCCGGATAGTTCCGAGGCTTTCGATAACCTAAACATTTATTCTTTTCCTGTTCCAGAAACGGTTTAAGATTCTGCCGTAACATCTTTCACTGCCCTAGAAAAAGGAGAACCCTGTTCGCCCGCCGCTGATACTGGCGTTAATTTCGTACAACGAACCAGCATCAAATCCGTTTGTTCCGAAGACGGAGCACGGCTGATTTTGGCACTGATCTTACAAAGCGCGAAAATATATTCCGTCTGTTTATCCTTATATGGGAGAGTTGTAATCTTCATCGACTTTCGGATAATAGGAATATCCACAGGGGCATTCCATTTGCCATCTTTGACTTCTCCCCCCATAAACTCCTTCATTTCTTCCGGTGTAGGAGACGGAATACCAAATTCGAATGAATCGGCATCCCCAGCCTTATCAAACGACTCCCACGGATCTTTCATTCCTTCTGCACGGAAATCGACAGATGTAGGATCATTGAAGTTAAATACAACTGTTCCTTCTTCAACAATCGGACATTGTGTAAATTCTGTCGCGGCAACCCCGTCTCCGGGGGTTCCATATCCTAAGAAAGATACGCCTACCGCCAAACTTCTTTCATTTGCCATATTCTTAATCTATTTCTGTTATTACTTCAAATCTTATATTCGTACAATCGAAGCCATCCTTGGCCTCGCCCATAGGCTCAGACCAGACGATCCGAGATTTCCAATACATCCCCAACGGCGGCTTGATATCCCGCAACACGAACCTCACGCCTCGTACGGTCTCTATCATCAACTGTCGATCCGATACGCCTTTCGAGGGTCTCTTGACGAAGATATTGATATTTATCGATCCCTTGTTGACATAATCTTTCCCATTCAAGGCCAGAGAACGGATCGTGATATGATTTCTTTTCTCGCCATCGCCGGATTGATCCTTATACAGAATAAAGCCCGTACTCGCCGGCTCAACCGCATTATATACGATATCCACTATATCAAACTGATCTGCCATGTTCAATATCCTTTCTCAGCGAGTTTATCAAATAACGTTCGACTCTGTTTCTTGATCCAATCCTCGGCATGTTCCGTGGCAACGGAGATAACATCCAGATTTTCGATTGCTTCCACATACTTGGCATAAGGCATAGCGGCTACACCAATCAATACCCAGCCATTCTTATAAAGGGGTAGTAATTCTGATACGAGCCTTTTAGCCTCTCTCAATCCCGTATATTTATCGGTACCTTTCTTATCTGACAACTCGTAGTTCTCGGTCAATATATCGCCATCCTTGACGATCACATAACCGATAGAGCTACGGAGGTTACCAGTATGATCCTGATAGTTTCCTTTCTTTCGGGCAATCTTCACGAACTCTTCCCCGGCACGTTGCAATAATTTGTATATCCGCTCTTCCGCCCGGTCCACATAATAATCGAACCAACGTTCTACTTCTCTATCGCTCCACATCGGAGTCAAACCACCTTTCCTTGCCATAAGCTACACATAGATTACAGAGTGAGTCTGAAACGGTTCCCAGCTAATGATATCCACATCGAGAGCGATACTGTCAATCCGGATATGCTTCGCATTTTCCACAGGACGGGCCTTTGTCGAGAACTCACCGTGTACGATAAATTCCTTCCCATCGACATTCCGCTTCAATTGCTGTCCGCTATTGGATGGAAAGTATTGCCCTGTAACCTCTATTTCCGTCGGTTCTCCGGCAACCCATTCCCCTTTTACCAATTGTCCGGATTGGATTGTTACTATCGCTTTATGTGAATACCGTCTTACCATCTGTTTCGTGCCCTTCCTTTTGGAACTTCAATCTTATTCCCGATCAGTTCTGCTTTCTCCGGTTCTCCACCTTCCCTATACAGCCGTTTTGCCGTAGCGTCATACCAGGAACGAGGATAAGTGATAGAGAGTTTGTTTTCTGTGAAGTCCGGTAGACCACCGACCATTGAATACAGGTCGGCAGCCACCAGCTTTTGTTTTTGAATATCGATCGTCTTACTATCTTCTGTACCTTCAAAACCGCGTCCCGGCAAAACGACGTTATCCAAAAAATTTTCACAATCCGCGAGACCGGGATAAGCTAGTATTGTATCTCGAATCGTCTTAGCCATGATTGTTATTCTCCGTTTTCAGTATTCTGAATCGTCTGATCTTCCGGTTCAACAGTTTCACCTAAGAATGTTGCCGGGATATCATCCGTACCTTCAGTATCTTCAGATGCGTTCCAATCCTGGCCATCCACCTTCATGATGAACATGGCATCCGGATCGTTTACGACAGGGATAGCATTTGCCTCTGCTTTCGTCCATTCCTTGAACGGTTCCAGTTCAGACCATTTGGTAACCAATACCCAATCCTGTTTTACCATGAGGGCAATCTTCTGCAAGGTAGCGGAAGATTCGGCTGCAATCGGTCCGTGCTGGATATCACCAACCTTCAAATCTTCCAAGAAACATACACGTTTACGCTCCCATGGATTGATCGTCTTACGACGATGAGCCTTATCCTCGATACGGACAGACGGATTCACAGTAATGATCTTCACCGGGATTTCCTGTTCGGCCAGATACTCGTTGATAAGATTTTTCGTCACCAATATTTTTGAAGACGAATTAACCCATGCCTTCAATGTGTCGAATGTTGATTTCTGCTTCTTCAACAAAGAGAAGTCAGCCACGTGCATCACTACATAGCGAATCGTTACTCCCTCGGCAGAAGCAGCAACAACCGTATCTTCGATATCCTGCAAGCCGTTGGCCGTTGAAGCGTTGCTCCAATCTACAGAAGATTTACGCTGGTTCTTCTTCGGCATACCACAACCAACAAACTCAGCCGTAACGACACCGCTATTATTCTTTGCCGACAAATGGAAACCCGCACGGCTCATGAGCTGCATACACCACCATTCGAAACGGGCACGGACAGAGTTATACACGAAATCCTGATCCTTGAAAGCCAGGTTCAGCAATGCCAATTGGTCTGCGTCACCCTGTGCGTCACGTTCCAACTGTTTGTACTCGTTGTAATCACTTTCGTTCATACCACGCTTAACGGCTGTCTTTGGAATATCACCGGACAACTTGCTGATTACCTCGCGCGTCTTCTGCGGAGCGGAAGCGTCAAAAGAGATCACATCTGCCATTACCGGAGCACCCTTCTCGCCGGTCAGTGTCTCCCACTTCAACGAAGTCTTTCTTTTCACCCCGAAGAAGTTCGGGAAAACGACTGGTTTCACATGCCGGGTATTCAAACGAGCCGCCATGTTCTTTTTATTCACCTGTTTAATTAAACTTCTTTCCATATATCAGATTTTAATGGATTACACAAAACGGATAAACGACATTAATGCCTTTAAGTCCTTATCTACCGGGAACGGCATACAGGATTCGTTTACCGTACCTCTTACCAATAACCCGGACTGCTGGTTAGCTACAGTCAAGTCGACTTTATTCATCGTGACGACCAATTCGCCATCATAAGGTAACTTGGCGGCTTTCGCAGCCTGCTTGTCTTTAGCCTGAACCAATACTTGACCTTTTGTTGCAGCCCCAATCGTTGCTGCCAGCGTAATCGTATCGAAATCCGCATTACTCTTATCAATAGCTGTGATCTTATCGGAAGCGCCAGTCAAAGCGCCACCAATCGTCACGAAGTCACCCACACCGAACAGATGATTCTTGGCCACCTTATAAGTTGTTTCACTACCTGCATCGGAAGCCATTGCCGTCTTCAATACATGATACAGCCCTGTTTCCGGATCTTTTACTACTATTACAATCGGAGGCAGTTCGTCCAACGCCTTGCCATTGAACAAAGCGTTCTGCAAGTCTCTGCGATCAATCGTCCCACCACCGATCACATCCTCAATAATCTTTTCAATTCCGGGAGGATACTGGAATTCTCTTTCTCTTTTTCTGTACATAACGTTACACTTTACTTGGATTATTCAATACCCAGGTTTACCACACCGGGATTATTTGCACTATTATCGACGTCCTGATCCATCAGCTTCGCCCAATCCGCTTCGGAACGGTCCTGAAGATTTACGGAACCGGGAGCGTAATCGCCACGAGCCACAGCATCATCGATCGCCTTTTGCTGGATTCCGGTATATTCTTCGGATAGTGTCTTGATCTGATCCTCGATAGACGTTTCAGAAGCCAAATCCACACGTCCCAGCCAGCTGTCCGGAAGACCGGCATCTTTCAACTGCTTCCGAACTGTTTCTTTTTTGGCTTCGTTTGCCGAGTTAGTAATGGAATCACCCACCTTTTTAGCCATATCATCGACACTCTTCTTCATACTTTCCAGATAAGCTTTTACTTCCGGGCTAAGATCCTTCAACAGCTCTTCTTCCGTTTTCTTATTCTTATCCGGATCTTCCACCGGTTTACCGTCTTTTAATCCATGTTTTGCTTCGTATGCAGCGACCGCAGCCGTTTCAGCCGTAGTCTTAGCTTCATTCTCTGCCTCCTGGATAGCCGGAAGGATATTTTCTTTGAACAGGTCCACAAAAGCCTCCATTCCTTCAGCTTTCTCTATTTTGAACGTCTTCTGAATACGTTCCGCATACTTCTCCGGCACGCCTTTCGTCTTACATGCCGCCTTGATTAAATCTAAAATTGTCATAAGAGTTTTCTGTTTAAAATATAAGGGAGGGAAAGTTTTTTCTTGCAGGATTCAGAATAAGTGTTCATCT